CTCTTTTTTTGTTTCTCGGTTCGGTGACTGGCTGATGATCAAATCCGCTCCGCATATTCTCGACCAATACGAGCGACCGATTCCACGAAGCGGGAAACCGCGACAGGAACTCATTGACGCATTCGTACAGGCCCAGAACGAGAAACCCCGCCGGCTGGCCGCCAAGTATGACGCCGCCGGCAGCGGAACCGAGTATTCAAACATCTGGGGCAACACCGACGCTTTCGACGCCGACTCTGCACATTCGCGGGCAGTTCGGGAGAAGCTGGTCCATCGAAGTCGATACGAATGCGGCTCGAACGGATTCTCCTCCGGCATCAACTCGACTTGGGCAAATGACCTAGTGGGTACAGGCCCAACGCTTCGGATGCAGACCGGCAGCGAAGGCTTCAACCGGATGATTGAGAGCGAGTGGCGGACGTGGGCCAAGGAGGTCAAGTTCCGCCGCAAGTTATGGTGCCTTGCTCATGCTTACGGGCAGGACGGTGAGGGGATCGGTATTCTGCGGCTGAACCGTGGCCTGCGACACCGGATTAAACTTGACTTTCAGCTTGTCGAAACCGAGCAGTGCCAGACGCCGCAGTTGCCATACGGCCAGCGGGGCTACATTGACGGCATTCGGTTCGATTCGTTCGGCAACCCACTGTGGTACGACATCCTCCAAGACCACCCCGGTTCCTCGTGGTCAATTACCAGTACAGCAGAACAGGTGCCGGCGAGGCTGGTGGCTCACTGGTTCAAGCTGCGGCGCCCCGGTCAACATCGAGGAGTGCCCGAATCAACGAGCACGCTGAACGTCGGCGCGGCTGCCAGGCGTTATCGCGAAGCCGTGATCGCTGGCGCTGAAAACATCGCTGATTTCTCGTTGTTCATCAAGACGACGCTTGACCCCGATCAGGTGGACAGCGTTTCACCGATGAGCACGCTCGACATTCAGAAACGAATGATGACGGCTCTGCCTGCCGGCTATGACGCATTCCAGCCGCGAGCGGAACAGCCGACGGCCAATTATGAATCGTTTCACAAAAGCCTCGTCAACGAGCAGGCGCGCCCACGCTCGATGCCGCTTAACAAGGCCATGTGCGACTCCAGCGATTACAACTTTGCATCTGGCCGGTTGGATCACTCGACTTATTACGGATCGCTCGACGTCGACCGCGAAGACTGCAACGACCTTGTGCTAGATGCCCCGGTATTTGACACATGGTTTGACCAGGCCGTTCTTGTCTTCGGGTGGCTTGGCGGCGACCCAACGGTGATCAGCGAAGCTGCCAAGGCTCACACCTGGGACTGGCCGAAGCATCAGGTTGCCGACATCAAAAGCGAAGCGACCGCGAACCAGACCAAGCTGCAGAGCGGCCAGACATCGCTGCCCTCGATCTACTCGGACTCCGGCAAGGACTACGAGGACGAAGTATTGAGCGAAGCGACCGCCAATGGAATCACCGTCGAGCAACAAAAGCAAATCAACGTTCTCCGCAACGTGCCCGCACACGCGATCAATCAAGTCGCTGCCGTGCTCGGTATCGCGACTGCCGTTGACGACGGGATCGAAGACAAATCAAACAACGAGCCAGACGAGGCCGATGACGATGAGTGAAAAGCTACTTTGCATGACGGCACCGGCAAAGATCGTTGCCCAGAAAGGCGACGAAGCCGGACCTCCCAAGTTCGACGTGACTGCCTACACGGGCGGCGCAATGGCTTTGCAGGGCTGGGATCTGCCAGTAGTGATCGACCTTGCGGGGATGAGCTTCGCGAACAGCCTGGTCGCAAACCTCGACCACGACCCATCGAAGCGAGTCGGCCACGTTACGGCAAAAGTGATCACCGAAAAGACGCTCACACTCAGCGGGATCGCATCGGCCGCTACCGAAAGCCGGCGTGAAGTCGTCGAAAGTGCAAAGGATGGATTTGTCTGGCAGGCATCCGTCGAGGCTTCGCCAGATGTCATAACTGAAGTCGGCGAAGGCGAACCGGTCACGGTCAACGGGCAGGAATTTACCGGACCACTCTACGTCGGAACGAAAACCACACTCACTGGATTTGGTTTTGTGTCGCACGGTGCGGACGACCAAACAGAAGTTTCTATTGCCGCAACCGCCAAAACCTCGGAGGCTGATAACGTGGACACCAAATTGAAAGCATGGCTTGAGGACATCGGCGTTGACGTTGAAAACATCACCGACGAGAAGCTCGAAACGCTCAAAGCCAACTACGCCGGCACGACACTAAAGAAGAAGAGTGCAAAGGGTATTGGCCCAGGCATCGAAGCGGTGAAGCTCGAAAACGAGCGGAAAGACAACATCACGTCCTATGCGCTGAGAGCATGTGAGGGCAGAGCACCGTTCGAGATCGAGCCGCTGAAACTGCTGGCCGAACAGGCGATGGACGAGGGGTGGTCTTACGACAAGTTCCGTCTGGAAATCCACGAGAGCGGTATTAAGTCGACAACTGGCATCCGCAATCAGGGCAGGAATCGGAACCTGACGAATCGAGTGATGGAGGCAGCCCTCTGTGTTGCCGGCCGCCTTCAAGATGTGGAAGAGAAGTTCACCGACCAGGAACTCCAGGCGGCGCATGACCACTTCCCAAGTGGCGTCACTCTCAACCAGTTCATTCTCAAGGGCGCTGAGATGAACGGACACAACGCCAACCATTCGTCACGGGTAGACATCACCGCCCAGCGGGCAGCGTTCGGGATGACTGCACCAAATAGTCAAATTCAGGCTCAGGCTTGGAGCACGATGAGCACGCCCGACGTGCTGGCGGCGACGGCCAATAAATTCCTTCACGAAGGATGGATGGCTGTTGATCTGACCCCGTTGGCCATCTCGTCAATTCGCAACGTCAGTGACTTTAAGACGCACACAACGGTATCGCTGCACGGTGACCTGCAATATGAGAAGGTCGGATCTGGCGGCGAGATCCCGCACGGTGAACTGAAGGATCTGACGTACACCAACAAGGCCGACACCTACGCTAAGATGCTGGCGATCACTCGCAACGACATCATCAATGACGACCTTGGTGCACTGACGGCCGTGCCGCGACGGTTGGGCCGCGGCGGTGCGTTGAAACTCAATGATGTCTTCTGGACCGTGTTTCTCGATAACACCGGAAGCTTCTTCACGGCCGGCAACTCCAACGTGTCGACCGATACTGGAGCGCTGGGGCTTCTCGGTCTCGAAGAGGCGGAAGTGATCTTTATGAACCAGACCGATCCAGACTCCAAGCCGCTTGCTGTTCAGCCCAAGATTCTCCTGGTTCCAACGGCGATCAAGACGACCGCGTTGCAACTCATGAATTCTGAGCTGCATATCACAGGGAGCACCACCACCACCACGAATGCGAACATCTGGAACGGTCGGTTCCGCGTGGAAAGCTCGCCGTACATGAGCAATTCCAGTTACACCGGCTACAGTGCGAGCGTCTGGTACATGCTGGCCGACCCGAATGAAATGCCCGTAGTTGAAATTGCTGCACTTAACGGGCGGATCGAACCGTTTGTTGAATCGGCCGACGCTGATTTCAATGTGCTGGGTGTACAGATGCGAGGTTACAGCGACATCGGCGTTGCGTTGCAAGAGTACCGCGGCGGCGTACGGGCCGATGGAAGCGCTGCTGGCTGATAGAGGAAAAACATGCGAGTCAAAATGCTGATCAACGTGGCCGCGAACTACGGTTGTCCCCTGAGCGAAGGACAAGAGGGGGAAGTTGGTGACAAACTCGGATCTACGTTAGTGGCGAATAACTGGGCTGTCTGTTTGGACGAGCCAATCAAGGCGGTTCCGCCCAAGCCGGCAATCGCCGAAGCAGCGAAAAAGGTAATCAAGAAAGCCACCGGTAAGCCGGCTGGGAAACCCCGAATAAAGAAGGATGAATCCGATGGCTGAAGCAGTCACTAAACAGGATGGAATTCAAACCGTAGACTGGACGCCAACGGCAGCCCTGACCGCCGGCCAGGTGATCCATCTCCCAGACGGAAGGGCGGCATATGCTCCAACCGCAATCGCTGCGGCTGCGCAGGGGTCGGTTCAGGTGGCCGGCATTGTCACGCTGGCGAAGACGGCCTCGATGGTGATGCTCAAGGGCACTAAGGTCTACTGGGACCATTCAGCGTCGAAGGCGACCGTTGTATTCGGGACCAGTACGCTCGACTACGTTGTCGGCACGGTTGAAGAAAGCGCGACGGCAGCGGCTACTACGGTTGATGTTCACTTGAATCGGGAACCTGTGTACACAATCGGGCTTCAGGATGGTTATTGGTCGGTTCCAATCAGCTCCGCCGGCTGGCCGCATATTACCGGGTCTGGTAATGGCGTCAGCATGATCTTCGACACTACCGCAGAGGCACAGAAACTGGATGCCCTGTCGCTTCGGGACTTCCCTGTTGCGGCTGATGGAATTCTCAGCGCTCTGATTTGCGTCAACCTGAATGGTGACGCGGCGGCGTTTGACCTCAATATCGGAGTCGCGAATGCGTCTCACGCAACTGACGCCGACACGATCACCGAGAGTTTGTTCTGTCATATTGATGGAGCCAGCCTCAACATCCTGGCGGAATCAGATGACGGAACGACGGAAGTGGCGGCGACTGATACGACGGTTGATTTTGTTGTTGGTACGCCATTTTTGTTCCAGGCCGACTTTACCGACAACACCGACATTCAGCTTTACATCGACGGCGTGGCGATCCTGACTGGCTCCACGTTCGCCCTCGGGGACGCAACCGGGCCGCTCAAGCTGTTGATCCACATGGAGAAGACATCCGACAACTCTCCCGGGAACGTGTCGGTCATGGACATGGGCTTCATCCAGTTCGACGTGTGAGGGGTGTGACTGATGGCTGAATTCGACGCCAAGACAACGATCGACGCCGCGGTTGAGGCGGTCGGCCTCGGGATGGTCAAGAAGACCAAAGAAGGCGATCGGGAGGTTGAATATTTCGCGCCCGAAGACCTTATTCCAGCAGACAACCACGCATCAGCTAAAGTCGCGTCGGGGCACTCACATTTCGGCCTGCGATTGACTAAGTGCGTACCACCGGCGAGCGGCTAATGACTTCCAGATTTGACGACCGATTTCACGGCCATGCGTTGCCGGTCTTAAACCGGGAGCACTCGGTGCAGGTCACACTATCGAACGGTATC